TTTGCTTCGATATAAGACGCAACAGCCTCTTCTCCTAAATAACCGGCAATATTGCCACCACCTTTTAATATCGAATTTCTTATCTCGCCAAGCTTCTTTGCTTTGGACCTAGCGCGATCTACCATATTCCCATCCCACGGGATACTTATGATTTTGTCTGAAGCCATTTCCACTCTTTCATAATGCTCATGAGAGCCATGTTTGTCTCATGGATATCCATATCTTTGTTGTCTATTACGTGATCGCATACGACATCTTCTGAATCCAAAGAGGTTTCACTTGAGTGACTATCTTCAAAAGGCTTTCTAGTTAGTCTAATTACTTTACCGCCAGCTTTTTGAATAGCCTCTACTTCATTTGGAAATCTAACATCTGGGACAACTGCTAACTGAGTTCCACTAAGTGTTATTCTTTGAATACAAGCAGCTGTCCAAACATCTGGCTTGATCCTTCTACAAATATCAGTTCCAAAATATTGCAAGAACTCTCTAGATGTCATGAAGCCAGAATTGTTAGTAACCGTAGGCAAGTCTTCCCATTTGATATTTATCGGAGTATTCTTATCATCATCGCTGCCAAAACATTGATCTTCTTTAAGTCCAAACAGTTGAACTGCAATTGATTTCAGCGGCTCTGCAAAGCTAAAAGTCCTTACGTAAGGCCATATGTTTCTAGATGAATACTCCAAGAACTCTTCATCTTGACGATTAATGTCTAACATGCCAAGACCATCTACCTCTTCGCCATTTTCGTCAATTTGGATAGCGTTTACTAAAAGGCTTCCTTCTTCATCCATTACAAACTTGCTAAAGATATCATTAAACCTAAGTTGATATCCATGCAAGAAAGTGGCACATGTAGTTTTACCGCTTTGTTTAGCTCCCGCAAACCCAAGTATATTAGTCATTCATGTAGCCCTTAAGCTGAGGTTTTAGATATTCGTTTATTTCTTCTACAGACATTTCGCCTACATCGTTAGCTGGCATGTCTACTTCTATAATGTTAAATAAGTCACTGCATTTATCTCTAATTTTTTCTTTTGCATTTTGGCCAGCCCCATCGCTGTCAGTCAACACAACTAGATTAGAAATACCTAACTCTTTTAAGAGGTGGGTTTGAACGTCAGAAAGGCTTGAGCCAAACATGCCGACGACATTTTTTATTCCAGCTTCCCAAAGTCTCCAAACATCTCCCTGCCCTTCAACTAGTATAGCAGTACCACAAGGTTTTATGAAGTCTTTTGATTTGTTTAATGCGTACAGCCAAATACTCTTAGAAAAACCTTTGCTGTTTTTCCACTTCATTTTGCTAGTTTCAACCATAGATCTTCCAACACAACCAACAAGAACTCCATACTCTTCATCGTACACAGGAACGACTACCCTATCCCTCATTTCTTGTCCAGAATCCAAACAAACACCAATATCAAATTCATCTAAAACTTCTTGGCTATACCCACGTCTTAAATAATAATTTGAAGGTCTATGCAAACGTGGTCTCACTATATCTCTAGTTAGGTGACTTTTTGAAGACTTTGTTTCTTTTCTTTTATTCAAACCAAATTCTAATGTAGATGGAGCTTCTTTAAAATCAATACTTTTGGCTTCTTCTGAAATATTCTCACCACTTAACTCAAAAAAGCTTATACAGAAATCAATGACTTCTTGGAAGGGAGCAATACTATCGTAGTCTAACTCTCCATCTTCTCTCTTGTCTCTAGTTAATAAAGCTCTTACCAAACCAATTGGAGAATTGATATGTTCCGCCATGCATGTTTCACCATAAGACTCAGACCAACATTTCCACCTTCCGTAATATGGGTGTTCTGGATCTACATTTATAGAAAACCCCATAGGTCTTTTACCTCTATGTATAGGGCATGCGCATGAACCAAGACCTGCATCTAGTCTAGTTCCAAAATGCGACAATACTCGCCAAACATCATTGATTATCATATCATCAAAAACTTTTAATTGCTGAGATCTCTTTTTTTTATCTTTTGCTAAAACAAAATTCATCTATTTAATTCTTTCTTATCAAAATGGTTTTGCTGGATCTTCGTCTTCTTCAGTAATGAAGCCTTCTTCATTGTCATCCACTTCATTATCAAAACCTTCTTTTTGTTTCTTGCTAGCAAGTATGTATTCAGACTTAGTAAAGCCCTCGTCTATTCTTGCATACTCACCATTAAGATGCATATTAATATAATCAAAATCATCAGAAAGACCTCCACCATGACGAGTTAGTAGTGAGACTATTTTGCTATTGCCGCTTTCTCCTGCGTCTTCTGCAAATTCTTCTTCAGACTTCTTCTTAAAAAGACTGAGACTACTACAGTAATATGTCAGTCTATCAGAGCCACTAATCACATCTACGGATTCGCGAGTTATGCCCTCTCGGTTTAATTGAACAAAAGATAAACAGGGAACTTTCTCTTTAATCGTAAAATTAACAAGCTGTTGCATTTGATAACCAATGGCTTGAAACTCTTGCATGTTATCCATTTGGGACGCGCTGGTCAACTTAAGGTAGTCGTAAATTACTAAGCAGGGATTACTAATACCGTTTTCGTCATAGCCAACATCTCTTCTTAACCATCTTCTCATTATCGAAAGCGTTTCGTCAAAGCTGGTTCCTGCAATAGTGATGTATTTATAAGGTATGGTCTTCAGAGTCTCAGCACCGCTCTTAATTCTTTCTTGTGAACCGCTAGAATTTGCAAATTGACCAGTAGCAATATCATTAATAGGGACATCGCACATATTAGCCAGCAGGCGATGGATATGATCTTCTCTAGACATCTCTGTATCAAGCATTAGAACTGGTATCCCAAGCTTGCCAGCAACATGTAAAGCAACACTATCAGCAAACAGGCTTTTACCAGCCTTAGCTCTAGCGCCAATTAAATCAACATTGCCTCTTCTTAATCCACCTCCAATGGATTTATCGAATCTGGAAAATCCTGTGCTTATACCCATCATTTCTTTGGGATTATCTATTAATAGTTGAACGTATTCATCAATGTTTTCTCCGATATCTTCAGGGTCATTTTCAACTCGCCCTTCGATGTTGCTGGAGAAGTCAAAGAATGGAGACTCTCCAATACTTATTATTTCGCTTATTGTTTCGTCGCCAGTAATTTCTCTGATATTAGATTTTATCTGAGAGGCGGTTCTGTCTACCTGTCTTGCAATGTCCATTTTGACAAGGCTTAAGGCTTGGTGTTTTATGTTCTCTCGTTTTATGTTTATGGCAGACAGCCGTTTGTAGTAATCTTTAGGCACTCGCTCCATGAATACGGAGTCTAGATTGATTGCCTTGGCTGCTCCATAAAGAGTGGGTAAATCAACCACATCTGAGTCTTCAAATAGCTTCTTAAGACAACTCCATGTGATTTGATTTTCTTCTAATGTAAATGAATCCTCATGTATAGATCCATCAACATCAACAAAAGCATTCTTTCCATACTGGATTAATCCGGCTAGGACTGCTTTCTCTGCAACCGTATTAGTCAATTCCGACATGTACAAATTATTCCTTGTTTATCAACCTACGCATCTACTGCAACGATGGTAACTACCTGTTTTATAAGCTGGGTTTACCTCTTCTTTGCTTCCGCAGGAATTGCAAATTACTTCAACCATCTGTATTGGTTTTCTTCGGGGGGTTAAGCTGATTTCTGGCGTTTTAAACTCTTCCCCTTTTGATTCTAAACCATCGTCTACAAATTGATTCTCTCCAACCTGTATTGCTTCTTTTCTTCCGCCTTTTCCGACAGTAGCATTGTCTCTTTTTACTGTAAAGTCTAAGTCCGACGACCGCACCGGCACTTGTGATTGCACTTCTTCAGCTTCTCTTGGGGTTGTGTCGTTTGTTTTGTTTGGCCTGACTTCTTCCCCCGTAAGAAGAGTATACCCCTGAATAACTTTTTCAAGATCATTTTCTAGTATCCCGTTTTTGATTAGTTCTAAAGGCGACATAAATTATCCTCTGTTATATTTTCTTCTGCTTAATTCTATTAGGGTGTCGGCTTGCTTTCTAATGTCCCTAATTGTTTCTGAGCAAGAGGTGACTATACCGTCTACAACTCTCTTGACTCTCCAGACTTTTTGAATAAAGTCATCTTCTCTAATGACTAAATTAACTTTAACTTCCCATTTTGTATACTTATCGAAGTTATGAGACTTTGAAGACACTGCATGGTTTATGCATTCTTCACACCATTTAGATTTAGCAGACTGTCTGTTATATTCTTTTTGTAGATAGTTGCAATATCCATATAAGACATATGCTTTCTCGCAGCATTCTTCTGAGGTAAAGGACTTCAATTCAAAACTAGACAGGTTGATAAGTTTTTCAACCTCTGGGTTTGGCTCTACAGAAGAAATGTTGGATGTGTAACTGTCCAAAATATCTATAAACTCGTCTAGTTTATCTATTGATAATAGATTGTCTCCAGTCATCTTCTTTTCCTAAATAACTTAATGCAATAAGTTGTATATCGTTTTTTTTAAACCAATTAGCTTTATCTCGATCTCTAGCTTTTGATTTTCGAAAGCCCTGCCTGTCTCCATGAAAATGAGCAACAAATTCAAAATGTTGCCGCCCTTGAACTTCTATTGCTAACGAATGAGATGGTATAAAAAAATCAACATATAAAGTAGACTTTCTTGACGGCTTATGAGATCCCGGCAGTGGAACTTCTTCAAGGATTGTATCATAAGTAAACTGCTCACGGAGTAACTTTCTTGCTAAAATATGCAAATTACTTCGAGGTCTTTTTTGATCTCCGGAAACTATACATTTTGAGAGCTTCCACGGACGTTCTCGGCCATCAAAACCAATGGCCTTCAAGACAACATTTCCTTTAATGAATTTTGCAAAACTGGCCAAAGTTCATTCTTATCAAGAAAATCTTTAAGTCTTTGTTGTCCTTGGAACTTAACAAACTTGATAATTTTTTCTTCGTCTTCTTGGTCGATCTCTTCAGACTCTAAAAGCTTTTTGATTGGTTTAGTATTATCAACTAAAAAATGACAAGTGTACCAAGCGCCAGCGGCTGAAATCAAATCAAAATCATTTGCCTGATCAAACAACTCTTGTTTGTAATCAATACCTATTCCATACCTAAGCCATCCAATAGCTTCAGCTCCAACAAAACCACCAAGAGCAGAAGTGACTACTTTCCAATGCATAGCTTGACCAATCTGACGGCCATCATTCTTTTCTTTCCATGCTTGAGTCCAAGAAATTTCTAATATTGTATCTGCTTGATAACGAACCTTTACGCCTCCGTCGGCAACTTTCTTCTTGCCCATGCCTCCAGTATTTGCAATGAAGTGAGTAATCATAATAATGATAGCTCTTTGTTTAGGAACTACACTACTCATTTTCTTGCAGAAGTTAGATAGAATCCTTGGAACTCCGGGCCTATAATCCCCACGCACTTCTTCGTCTAAGTCTCGCTGTGCTATTAAACTAGATATTGAGTCAATAATAACTACACAATTAGGATGTGCTTTTACTAACTTTTCCACAGCCCCAAGATATTGTTCGGCGCTTAGTGTCTCATTGTCAGCTTGAACAACAGTTATTTTGTCTGCTTTTAAACCTTCAACACCTTCAAAGTTTTTGACACTTAGTCTACCTTCTACATTAATATAAAATATAGGTCTTTCGCCGTATTCTTTTTTTTGACAGTTTGCTGCGAATTGTAAAGCTGTGGTTGTTTTCCCAGACTTTGGGTCTCCGATCATCTGAACCCAAGTACCTTCTCGAAATCCTCCACCAAGAGCATAGTCAAGGGATGGACTCACAGGTATAACCTTCATGTTTTGTAATTCTTCAAATACTTCAGCTCCATTAACTAGTATATTTCCATATTTTTTAGTAATGGTTTTTAGTGTTGCATCACTCATTTTCTAAATCCTTAAGTCTAGATAGTTTACCCTTTTTGCCAAAAGGCTTTCTTGGTTTTTCCAAAGTGTTGTCTTTGTATTCTACTTCTTTTATTTCTCTACTGTCTACCT